CGGCACGTCGTGCAGCGCCGGGAGCGCGGCAGCGATGCACAAGCGCACCACCTGCACGGTAAACACGACCAGGCTGAAGCCCAGCGCCCAGTAATGCGCGCGTTCGCCGGCGGGGGTATCGAGCCACCAGTAGCGCAGGCGCCACGACCAGACGTAATGCAGCCGGCGAATAGGCGCGATCAGTCCCATGACATGGACACTCCATCCGGCGTCTTGCGCGGACGATAGATCGCGCCGCCGAAGTTGATGGTGTTGGCGCGCGCGGCGCACGCATTCCACGTGCGTGGGCACGTCGGGAGGGCCGTCACTTCGTCGTCCACGGCAGGATTCGCGCCGCCGGCAGTGAGCATCAGCGTGGCGCTGCCGAGCGTGTGGGAGTCGATTCCGCGGCGGATCAGCAGGCCATTGGCTGCCGTGTAGGTCAGGTAGCCGCCAGTCAACGAGTACGCCGAGTCAGCGAACTCGACTGCCGAGAGCTGCAGGCCATCGACCGCGGTGAGCGTGCCGACCACGCCGATGCCGGAAAACTGTACCTCGATGTCACTGCCGACCTGCAAGCCGGTGACATCGCTCAGCACCAGCGCGGCGTGCTTGGTGTGCCTGATCGTCCAGGACGATCCAGAGAACGGCATGGTCATGGAGAAGTCTTGCCGATCGCTGCCGTCCACCCAAGAGAAGCCGGACGAAATACTGCCGTGGAAATTCGTAATCCATTCGGCGGCATAGTAGGCCTGCGTGATCGTAGCCGTGCCCTGCTGCGTCTCGCCGGCCTCCCAGTCGCAAACGATACCGACATCGAGGCCGGTGACATCATCGAGCGTCACCACGTCGTCGACTATCGCGGTGACGGTGCCGGACTGCGCGACGCTGCCGGCGTCCGTCCAGCTGAGCGCGGTGCCGACCACGATGCCCGTCACGTCGTCGAGCGTGGCATCGCTTCCATCCAGCGCGGTGACAGTTCCGGTGTGCGGCACCTGCGCATCGTAGGTCCAGGTTGCAGTATTGCCGGCGAGATATGGCGTGTAGCCAGTCATATCCGGCACCAGCACGTGCGCGGCCGGTGCCACGTCGGTGGCGAGCTGTTCCAGCCTGGTGACGCTGCCGACAACGCTGCGGGCGCCACCGATGAGGTTGCAGCCGCGCAGGCCGGTCGAATAGGGGGTCTTCCAGCAGCCGGTCTGGAACTTCGCGCCCTGGTTGCGCGCCAGCGGAATGCTGCTGTTCGGCTCGCAGGTTAGCTCCATCTCGGTGTCACCGAACTTCGGCTGCACTACATGGCCAATCCACTCGACTTTCGGCGGGTCGGTATCGCCGACGTGCGCGACCATACAGACGACGCCGATCACATCGGTCGGCAGATACGGGCGCCAGTTGCTTCCGAACTCCTGCGTGACCGGATACTCGTCGGCGGCTGGATTCAGCAGGTACGGGAACTTGATCGTGATCTTGTCCTTCGCACGCTCGATGGTCTGCCTGATCTCACTGCGGCTGATCTGCGCGGAGGAATAGGTATGGCCGCCGATGACCAAGTCGCGGTCGGCGGAGCAAAAGCGCCACACCTGATTCTGGCGCGTGAACACGAACAGATGCACCGGCCGGCCGGTGAAGCGGCCCAGTTCGAAGGCGCTGAAGCTCATAGCTACTCTATCCGCGAGTCGAGCGCGATCACTCGGCCGACGCCAGCGCAGGCGCCTGAGGCACCTTCACACCCGCCTGCTGCGACCACTCGATGCCCGCCCGCGCCGTCTTGGTCACGATATTGGACAAAGCGGATTCGGCCCCCTGCGACGTGTAGGCGCGCAGGCCGAAGTACCACGGACCTGGAGATAGACCGTCGACGACATAGGTCGAAAGCGCGGGGTTCGCGATCTGCACAGTCTCCGTCAGCGCTGACGACGCAGTGCCGTAGTACAACCGATAGCCGGCGAGATTCGTCAGTGTCGTGCCGTCCGTATTCTGCGTCGGGGGGATCCATGTCAGCAGCGCTTGCGAGTCCTCCGCAGTGCTGCATATCAGCGCGAAGGCGCGCGGTTGCGTGGTCGGCGCCGGACTCAGCGTTTGCGTGCCGGCGCTGGCCTTTGGGCCTTCCCATTCGGCGTCACCAGAGGCGATGCAGTTGGCGGCACTAGTTTCCCACGTCAGCGTCGGTGTGAGCATGCCGTCGGCGCTCGTCTCGGTCGACAGCGTCATGCTGCCTGGTACCGTCTGCGCTTGGCTCACGCTCGCAGCAAACGTCGACAACGCTGCGATCAGTAGATACGCGCCGACTCGCCACAGATGGGATTGGGTTCTCGTTGTCATCGTCTTCTCCTTCAATCGTTCCAGAAAACTTTTCCGCCAAGCCTGCGCGCGTCTTCCTCAACGGCGTGACGCTGCTGCCAGATCGCGTTGCCGTAAGCGCGGCGCCACCAGGCAGCGAGACTGCGTAGGTATTTCATCAACCGTGCAGCGCGTCCGACGCCGCCTGAGCGCGAGCCCGCACGTCGGCCCAGTCGATCGGCTCACCCGAAGTCAGCTTCGCGGCGACCTCGCGCATGTGTTCGTCGACGTTCTTTCCGGCTTCGGCGCTATTTGCGAGCAGCAACAGCGTGTCCGCGGCATCGCGCTGGCCCTGGAGCTGGAGTGCCAGCGCTGCGGCGCGCAGGGCGATCAAGGCGATGGTGAGCGTGTTCATATGGGCGTTACCTCCGGGCGGCCTTCACGGCGTTGATGAGATCGGACAGCTTGATCGCTGCCGTATTGATGGCCGCCTGCAGCTCGGCCTCGGTCTTCGCGTCCTGGACGCGGCGGTAGGTCTCGACCAGGTCGGCGAGCCCGGGCGTATGCGTCGTCGGATCGCCGAGGATCAACGGCCGGGCCGCGTTGTCCGAATCACGCAGCGCCTGCAGCTGGCCCGCTGTCAGCAGGCCGGACTGCCGCAGATTCGCCGCCTCGCTGACCACTGCGGTGTAGTGTTCGGTGACCACATAGGCCATCGCCTCAACGCGCGAGACGTGCGGCTGCCCGGCCGCTGCTCGGTACGCCTCTCGGGTACCGGTGCAGCCGGCCATCGTGGTGCAGATCGATGCCACGACCAGCAACACGGCGAGCATGCCCGGGCGCGCAAAGCCCGCCTGCTGATTGTCGTCCGGATCGTCTTCCTGCGTGGGCAGCGCCTGAACCCAGCGGATCGCCACGCCCAAGATGCCGATGAGCGAGAGCACGCGCCCTGCCGTCGTCGGGCTCAGCCAGGACAGCAGCACGTCTGACTGTGCCTGTACTTCGCCGAGGACAGCCAGAATTAGGCCGCCGAGAATGATAGGGTCGGCCAGTCGCGTCCCGAGTTGCTTGAAGGTCATGCTGCAATCTCCTGTGTGCCTGCGGGTTGAATGGTGAGCGTGTGCTTGTCGCGGCCGAGCACTTCGCGCAGTTGATCCATCGCGATACGGCTGTCGGTCACGAACGTGACGCCGGAATGCCTGATGCCGACGGCAATGCATCCGATGACATCGGCGGAGGTATTTCCGGAGTGAATCAGGATCGCGGTGCGCCCCCACGCCTGCCCCACCGGCCGCGTCTGGTAGTACACACCGAGCGATTCGTTGATGAGCGCATACGTGTTCGGGAATTTCTGCGAGGTATGCGGGATCACTGAATACACGCCGTCCGGAACGCAGGACATGCTCAACTTGCCGCCAGGGCCCTCCGGATTACGCAGCCACGGCCGCTCGATCGTTGCGAGTCGCAGCGATCCGGCGCGAAGAATTCCAAGCGTCGCGGTAGGCAAATATGCGAAGCGCTCCAGCGAAATGTTCATTGCCTCCCCTCCTTGCTCTGTCGCGCCTCCATCACTGCAACCTTGTTCTCGATGCTGTTCACTTGCTGCTGCATCGACTGCAGCTTGTCGTCGATGCGATCCATGCGCGCAGGTGTTGGCGCGCTCTGAACTTTCATGATCGCGACTGACTCCCTGACCTCCATCAGCGTCGAGCCGACCCATACCAGTACGATGACCAAAAGTGATGCAAAGATGCCCGTGAACCACTCGAAGACGCGAGTAACGCGGCGGTCCATGACGACGGTGTTCTGGTGATTCATGACGAAAGTCGCGCTTGTACGTCAGAGTTCATGGCTGAGCTCCCGCCACACCATTTCGCATTGCGCCACGTCCGGCCCGAAATACCGCAGCAGGTTCGTGTCGGCGTCCTGCACGCTGAGCGTGATGAAGCTGATCATCCGCACCTGCGCAACGGTGAACGCTGCCGGCAACGCGCTGCCCAGTGTCAGACGATCGACCGTGGCGCTGTATGCGGCCACGGCGGTGATGCGGCGGTAGTACACCGCACCGCTGTGCAGCTCGATGCGGATGTCGCGATGGTTCGGCGCGATCGCACCGGCGCTGGTGGACAACAGCGGGCCGTCGACATCGAGCGTGATTGCGCCGGCGCTCACGGGCGCCGCGATGCGCAGATCGTGTATCCAGCTCGGCACCCATGCAGGTGACCACCGACCGGCGAGCGCGAACAGCGCGCCACGGAAGGCGGCGATTGCGGCGGACGTGTCCGGCGCGTACTGCATGGCGACCTTCCCAAGCGCGACACCAGCCGTGTCAATCACTACCGGTGCGGCGATTTCGTTGTCCACCGTGACCAGCAACCGCTCGGGGACCCATGCAGGATTCGATGTCCAGACAGGCGAGACAAAGTCGAACACCGGAAGACCGCGGTACGTCTCGCCGGGGATCGCCGGCTCGCTGTCCAGCGGCTCCTCGAGCCGGAACCGGATCGGCACCAGATCGGAATCGTCGGCGGTGAAGCGACCGACCGACGGCGTTTCGGCCAGGCGCGCGCGACGCACCGGGTACAGCTGCGTGCCGGCGGGCCAGGCGAGAGCCAGCCCGGTGGACAGCACGAGGAAATCGTCGTCCACCGTGTCGATCTCGCGTACTTCGAAGCGGCGCGGATCCTCGCCGACGACCAGGACGTGACCACCCTCGAGGAATCGCGCGCCATCGATCGAGACCAACAGCGCGTCGTCACTGACTGCGGCGGCCATTGCCAACGGACGCGCATCGATCGACACCGGCGCCCACCATGCCCCAGCGCTGTTCGAGCGCAGTAGTGCATCCATCCAGCGGCGGTTCGCCCCAGACTCCATCGCGTATGACGATAGCAGCGTGCGCGGTGACTCGCGCAGGCGCCGATGCTGCGTGCCGCCGGTCGGCGCGGACATCATGTCCGTCCACCAGTCGAGCTGCTCGCTATAGTCGCCGCCTGCGGCGAATGTCCAGGCCACCGGGTCAAGCGCCACCGGCCAGCCCTCCCCAGTTGTTGCGAACATGGGTGAGCACGACGTTTTCGCCGGCGGCGCCGGCCAGCGCATTGGCCACAGCGTCATCGCCGATCGCCACAATGGGCGTGGTGACGCGGCTCCTGCCACCATCACGCCCGGCAGCCAAGTTCGCCTGCAGGGCCGCCTCCTGCTGCTGGGTACGAATGACCTCGCCACGCTGCAGGATGGCCGGCACCTCGTTGTTCTGCAGCCCCGCGATGCCGCCGCCGTGATAGCGCGGCGCGAAGCTGAATACCGAGGGATCGATGTTATTGCGGATCATGCGCAGTTGTCCGGCGATGCCGCCGCCGTGCGCGGCTCCGAATGAGCGGCTAATCGACTTGACGGCGTTCAGCGCGAGCTGCTGCGCGATCATCTGCGCCACGCCCTTCAAGAAGGAGATCACCATGTCGCGGAAGGCGTCCTTGAACGATTTCGCACCGTCGATCAGATCGTTGAAGAAGCCGCCCAGTGCGCCGGATGCCTCATCTTCGATGCTCTGTCGGAACTGCTGCTGCGACTTCTTGACGTCGGCCATCGCCGCGTCGAGCTGCATCAAGCCCTGCTGTGCGGCAACGATCTCCGGGCTGTCTTCCCCGAACTTGGCCGCGAGCTCGGCTATGTAGGCCTGTTGCTCTTCGCGCAGCGCACGCAGCTGTTCCAGCGTCTGCTGACGAACTTCCTGCAACCGGCGCTCGCCCTCGACCTGGCCGAGCGTGCCGGCATCCATTTGCGCGCTGACCGATTGTTCAGTGGTCGAGAGGTTGCCGGTGATGCTCCCGAACTTCTGCTGGAGCGCGCGGCCTCTTTCCTCGTTGAGCGCCTTCTCGGCGTTCTCCTGTTCTCGCGCGGCGCGCGCGCCGATCTCGGCGCGATCTCGTGTCAGCTTCTCAATCTGCTCTTCCAGCCGTCGCCGCTCACGCAGGGTATCGGCAATGCCGAGTTCTGACTGCGCCTGCCGGATCTGCAAGTCGATGAGTTGCTGCTGCAGCTCCACACGCTGGGCGTAGTAGTCGGCGACGCTGATGGCCCCATCCTTGAACTGCTGGTCGAGTGCCTTTTGCGCGCGCACCACTTCGTCCTGCAGCAGCACGGTGCTTTCGGCCAGCTTCTCGATCTTCTTTTGCTTCCCGCCGGGTGACATCCCTTCGAGCAGTTCCTGGACATTGACATTCGCTTTTTTCGCGCCTTCGCCGGCCTTGGCCAATGCGGCCTCCTGCTTTGCAGCCTGCGCGGCCATCTCGCGAGAGAGCTTCAGCATGCTCTCGAGTTCGGCCAGCCGCTGGCGCGCGACCTCCGCATCTGCTCCGCTGGCCTTCGCGATGATCGCGCGCTGGCGCTCGATCGCCTGTTCGATACGGACCGGGTCATCTATCGACGGTCCGGCGATGCGCGCTGCGATCTCCTCGCCGACGAACTTCGTAATCTCTGCGGCCTTGGCCACAAATTTGGCCATCCAGCCCACGGCTTTCGAGATACCGGCCACGAACGTGTTGACTCCGTTCCTCACCTCAGGCGATTCGAGGATGCGCGCTAGATCCTGGATGGCCGTCGCCATATCGTTCGATGCACCGGTTGCCTCGTCAGTGCCACCCACCATCGATAGCAGCGCATTTTTAAATTGCGTCACGGCATTACTCACCGTGACTGGGAGACCTTCGAACTCGCTCTGAATGTCGTCTGACGCGGTCAGCATGGCCTCGGCGAATTCGCGCGAGGAAATCTTCCCCTCATTGACGTACTGGCGGACCTGGCCAAATGAAATGCCGAAGTGGGTGGCCAACGCCTGCACGATGCGCGGCGAGGTTTCGAGGATCGTGTTGAACTCTTGGGAGCGCAGCACACCGCCGGCCAGCGCCTGCTGCAACTGGACGATGCCCCGGCTGGCGTCCTGCGCGCTGGCGCCAGATACCTTGAAAGACTTCGTGACGACGTCAGTCAGCGCCAGCACGCCCTTCTGCGACATGCCCGTGGTCTGCGCCAAGCTGGCATAGAACCCGACAATGCCCTCCCATTCCGCGGATGATTTCTGCGCGACCTGGTAGGTCGCACGGTAGGCCGCCTCGAATTCCTCCTGGGATTTCGTCGCCAGGCGCAAGCGGCTGGCGAGGCCGGCCGCTTGGTCGGCCTGGCCTGCATACCAGCGCACCGCGCGCAGGGCCGCATACGCGCCGCCAATGGCCGCGAGCTGATTGCGGATGCTGGCCAGCGCATTTGACCATTTACCGCTGTCTGGTGCCGCGCGATCGCCCTGGGACTTGACCTTTGCAAGTTCGCCACGAAGCAGCCCAAGGCCTTGCTTGATATCGGCCAGGTCAGCAGAGATTTTGACGCGCAGGTTTGCGCCGCCGCTACTGCTGGCCATTGGCCGCCTTCCTTAGTGCCGACAGATGCTGATTGAAGTTCTTCGCGTCGTACTGCGATGCCCGCATATTCAGCGACTGGTCGAACAGCGCGCGGTATTCCGCGCGCGCCGCCGCCTCGCCGAACAACTCCACCTGCGCCAGGGTGTAGTCGCGGATGTCGCTCATGGCGTGGCCGTGCTCGAGGAGCTGCTGGATACTGTCCGACCAACCCCAGCGAATGCTCCACCCAGTGCCGGCAGCAGCTCCGCGAGCACGGGCCGGAGCCGTTCGGTAAAAAAACGGCGGTTAATCCTGTAAATGGCCTGAGCCAGCAATAGGAATTCCGCTGGATCGCCCTCGCCAATCCACTCGGCCGGCTGACGCGTGACAAGCGCCGCGGCCTGGATCGCCGAGGCGGTGTGCTCCGCAACCGCCTCGACAATCAGATCGACGATGGCCCCGTCACCGTCCAAGTCCCGCTGTGCGTCCATCACCAGGTCGATGAGCGGCTTGGCCAGCCTGACAAACTCACCCAGCTGAACGATAGTGAACGGCCGGATCTCCAGCCGCTCACCACGGAACACGACCCATTCGACCGGCGCCTTGCCCAGCGCGACGTCGAGTTCTCCCGCCGACGTATCCATCAGTCGGCCACCAGCGTCTGGAAGAATTTCGACAAGCCGGCGCCCTTGCTGGTGTCGGACAGCAGCGAGCCCGACACCTCGCCGCCGCCGTAATCCTCGCCCAGCAGGCCCAGTGTGGCCAGCACGCCACCGCTCACCTTGTGCGCGGTGACGCGCACGGCCTTGCCGCTGCGCGCCTCGTTGAGGCCCGCGAACACCAGCGTGTACTGCTTGGCGGCGTTGACGAAGGCCTCGGTGACGGTGTGCGCCTCGTAGGTGTAGTCCACCTCGAAGTTCGGCGCGCCGCTGGACGGAGCGGGAATGGTGCTGGTCGACGGAATATAGAGCCCGCCGTTGTCGAGCACGTAATCGGTGCCGGCGGCGTAAGGCGTACCGCCGCCTACCGGCTCGACCGAGGTGATGGTTGCCGCGATCTTCGCCAACGGCATCCAGCCGCCTTTGTAGCCCACCACCGTTTCCGCCGTCGCAGAGCCCGCGATGACCTTGTTGGACGTGCCCCGCAGGAAACGCGCGAAGTTTTCGCCGTGGAAGTCGTGGAAGGTCAGGCTGAACTGCACGTCGTTGACGCGATCGATGCGATTGCGGATACCGCCGCCGGGATTGGTGTGGTCCGGCAGCTGCAGCGTGTTGACCTGTGGCGCGAAGCTGAGCGCCGAGCAGTTGCCGATCGGCAGGAACGGCACCGCCGCACCGTACTCCCTCATCAGGATGTGGCCGCTGCCCACGTAGCTGTAATCTGGCTCTTCCATCGTCGTGTCCTCGAGTTCAGGCCGCGGGGCGGCGGATGGGGATATGGCTGGTGTAGGCGATGGAGACGCCGATCCAGCCGGTGGTGATCTGCTGCGGCACCAGCGGTTCGGCCGACTGGTACTGCGGGAACTGGAAGCCGACCGGATAACGGAATTGCTGGTCGGCCATCGCGGTCTCGATGTCTTCGGTGATTTCGTCCAGACGCGACTGCGCCTCGGTCAGGCCGGCATCGACCTTGGCGACGATCTGCACGGTGGTGAGTCGATGCGTGCGCACCAGCGCCTGATCGGTGGCTCGATCCTGCTTCGCCCACACCACGGCGATGAATTCGTTCTTTGCTTCGGCTATCGCCGGCGCCGGCTCGAGCGTTACGGCGAGGCCTGCGTTGGTGTGATAGCCGTTCGCCTTCGTGATGCGCTTGAGCGAAGTTTCGATTTTCGACAGCAGGGCGGAGCGGGAGCTGCTCATGACTGCACGCCCCAACGGGAGAGCGATTCATCGCCGCGGTCGACACGCTGGGCCAGTGTGTAGGTCACGCCACCGACGACCACGGTGCCGCCAGTCACCGGCTCCACCTGCTCACGGCGAAATGTGATGAAGGTGCTGTACGCCGACACCGGCGCGAAGTCGTCGCCGAACTGCGCGACACCGGTATCCATCAGCACCTGCACTGGCGTGACGACATTGGTCGGCGAGGTATAGACCGCGTCGATATCTTCGGCCACGCCGGCCCAGACATCAAAGAACGCTGCGTCGAACTCGCGCTTGAAGGCCGCTTCGCTCATGAGCGCCCCCGATACTTCGACGTATCGAGCGCCTTCTGCAGCTCGCGATTGAAATGGAATGGCATCAGCTTGTTCCACGTACGCTGCGCCATGCCGAAAATATTGTATCGCGGCTGGTAGCTCGCGTTCTTCGTGAAGATGAAGATGCTGCGCACCGCGCTGCCGAAGCCGAAGGTCACGCGCTCATAGATGCCGGGGAGCAATCGCCCGCGACGCTGTTTGACCACGAAGTAGCTGCCGCCGCCACCACGCTTGCGCTGTCTCTTCAGGCGGCGCGCCTTGCCCTCATCGGTTTCGTTCGAGGTGTATCCGGCTTCCAGGCTGGCACGCATTTGCGAGATGATCTGGCGCACCTGGCCGGACTTGACGTTGCCGTACTGATCGAGCGGCGCGCCCTTGCCCGCAACGGCAAACATGTCGCGCGGCATGATCTCCGCTGACGTCAACAGCCGCTCCATGCCTTTTGGCCGGCGTGCACCGCCCTCGACCTGCGCCTGCAGATACTTGGCCGGCGCATTACCCTTCGCCGCTTCGTCGCGCAGGAAGATTTCGGCGTACAGCTTTTGCTTCGTTGCCTTCCTGTACATCGCCGCGTTGACGGTCAACGGCGCTGGCCGGTCGAACACGCGCGGCGCGGCACGCTTCCACGTTTCGCGAATCTCGAATGCCGTGGCGTTGCACGCCTGCACGATGGCGAACGGCAGGTTCTGCCGCTCGATCGCGGAGAACTGGCGCCCCAGCATGTTGTCGGCATCGACGTCGATCTTGACCAGGCTCATGGCTGCGTCACTCGGAATCCCGCCGCCGCGCCAGATGACACGGCGGCAGGGATCCCGCTGTAGTTACGCCGAGTGCACGCTGCCGGCGCCGGGCAGCAGCTTCACCTTCACGGTGGTGGCTGCCGAGCCCGCGGTTTCGACGGCGACGACACCGTTGTCCAGGTCGCCGTTCGCTGCGCCGCTGGCGATGAATTTGCCCTCGCTCACATCCCAGCTCGGCTTCGTCCAGGCGTTGATGGCAGCGCCTGTTGCCTTGGGCAATTCCCACACGCCCTCGATGGCGGCTTCGCCTTCCTTGCCGTTGGCGACAGCGGTCAGCGCCACGCCGAGCAGCGAGCCCAGCAGCACGGCGCTGCCGGAGGCAACGTCGGCGCCGGCGGTGAACGTCAGATGCTCACCGGGCTTGATGTAGTTCTTGGCCATGTTCGTTTCCTCGATTCAGGTGGTTGATGGGCGACGGTTCGGATCAGCCGCCTGCGTTACGGATGGCACCCTTCCAGCCCACGGCGCCCACGCCGTAGCGATGGACGACCTTCCAGGCGAGGCCATCGGTGCGGAAGTTCTTTTCCTGCTCGAGCGTCGGCGTCTGCACGCCGTCGAGGAAGGCGACCTCGATGACCGGCTCGATGGCCGGGTCGGCAAACATGTACCAGGGGTTGCCGCTGAGGTACGGCGTGTCGACCACGTCGCGGAAGATCCCGCGCACCACGTTGGGCTTGCGCTGGTGCTTGGTCGCCTCGTCGTCGTACTCCTGGGCGTTGATGCTGCGCGCAGCACCACCCAGCGACAGCGGACCGAGCCAGAGGGCCGGCACGATGCTCAGGTAGTCGTTGCCGCCGTAGTCCTTCTGCGTGGCCATCTTCTGGCGCGCCGCGTCGATCGACCCGACCGCCAACGCAGCCGACGTGGGAATGTTGCCGTGATCGTCGTGGAAGAGCGTCTTGCCGTCGCTCATCACCGGGCCAAGGCCTGCGTTGAGCGCGAGCACCGCGTACACGTCCTTCTCGATCGTGCGGCCAGCCGCCTGTCCGAGTGCGCCCGCTGGACGAGAGAACGCACCGAGATCATCGTTGACCACCACTTCCGGCGTGATCTGCAGGATGCGGCCCTTGCGCTTGCCGGTGATCGTTTCCTTGGTGGCGTCCGACATCACGCCGTTCTCGTACTCACCCGCTTCGTTGACGCCTTTCAGATCGGAGAACGAGCCGAGGTGGTAACGGTTGTGCGGACGGTAGTCGGACAGCGTGCCGGTAGCGCAGAAGCGCGGCCAAGTGAACTGGGCCGGGGCGTAACCCGCCAGCACCATGCGATGGATGGTGCTCTCGAGCAGGATCGGAAAATCGCTGGTCGTCTGCACCGCCAGCACGCGCGAGGCGATCTGATCGCGGGTCATGTCCCGCGTGCTGACGCCGGCGCGGATCAGCGAGGCCTCGGCCAGCGTGATCAGCGACTGACGGGCGGCAGGATTGTCCTGACGCGCTGCGGTCGCGGCGGCACCGGTCAGCACATTCGCCCGCGCGAGGATGCCGTCGACGATGCGGGCACGACGCGTATCTTCCTCGTCGCGCGTCACGGTGACATCCACGCCCGGGGCGGCGGCCAGCGGCGTGGCGCCGTTCGGCAGCCGCTGCAGGAGCCTCGCCTGCGCCTGCTCCACCGTCATGCGCGGATCGGCCAGGCAGGTCGATTCCAGCTCGCGCACGCCAGGCACATCGTGGAATGCGGCGAACACGCCGCGGATGCTGTCGTTGCGGGCAGCCAGCGCAGCGATGGGATCGGGGATGGCGGCGACGGCAGGAACCGCGGCAGGAGCTGCCGTCGGCGCGGCGGCTGTCCCCGGGGCCGGATTGTTGGGGGCCTGCGCGGACGGGTTGATGCCGGCCGTCGCAAGGATCAGATTGCACTTCTGCTTCATTGCTGGATCCTCGATATGGGCGACTACCGCCCGCTGGTGAACCTCGGCGAGCGAGGCGAAGGCAGACGCCGTAACCGTCGTCTGGATGCGGTGATGCAGCGCCGCAGCGATGGCGACGCTTGGACTACTGGAGATGGCTTGCACGTAGGACAGCAGTGCTGCCGCCGCCGCGGCGTCGCTGGGCGCTGCTTCCTCGGCCGGTGTGACATCGATGATTTCGTCGGCGAGGCCCGCAATCACCATCTGATCGGCGGTGAACCAGTGGTCTCGGCGATCGGTCAGATAGCCTTCGATCTCATCTGGAGATGTGGCGCGCGCGGTATAGCTGGTCAGCATCGACTCGGCGATCGTGTCGAGCATGGATGCCGCATCGCGCAGGTCGCCGGCAAATCCCCACTGACCGCTCTGTGGTCCATGGAGCATCATGGTCGAGTTGCGGTAGACGCGGCGCGTCTTACCGGCCTGGGCGATCAGACTGGCGATGGAGGCAGCCACGCCATCGATGGTGACGTCGACCGTCGCCGGGTGATTGTTGAGCGCGTTGAAGATGGCGAGGCCATCGCTGACGACACCGCCATCGGAATTGATACGCACGTTGATCGTGCCGGCGGTAATCTGCGACAACTGCTCGACGATGCTGGCGGCAGTGATCCCCTCGCTCCAGAAGAAGTCGCCGATCGGTCCATAGATCAGCAGATCGACCTGCGTGGTGCTGACCTGGTTGAGCGCGAGGACAGACTTGCCACGCGCGTCCGGCGCGATCTGGTCGAGGCCGACGTTGTCGAACGCATAGATGGCGGCCAGGACGCACGGCTTGAGCGTGTTCATTCTTCTCCCTCAAGTTCATTGCCGGTGGGATATGCCAGTGCGGTACGCGCGGCAGCGGGACCAGGCTGGGCGGCTTGGGCACCGCCACTGCTGCTGGTGTAACGGGGGTCGGTGTCCAGCACGAGGCCAAGCTCATCGGACCAGCGCATTTCGAGAGCGCGCTGTTCGAGCACGTCATACATGCGCCCGCCACGCTCGCCCTGCACCGATGCCAGCGTGCGGAAGCCGGCTCGCACCTGGCCCTTCAATCCCTCCACCTCATGCACCGGGTTGATCCACGGCATGGGCGGCGGCAAATAGTCCGCCCCCGCGGCGCCCGCCAACGTGACTCCCTGCGGCAGCGCTAACTCACCGGAGACGGCGGCCATCGCCACCAAGCGCTCATAGACCGGCCGTACCATCTGCGAGACGAACTCATAGGCCAGCACGCCATAGGCGCCGTACTGCTCGACCAGCTCCTGACGCTGCGCGCTGTAGGTGCCGTTGTAGTTCTTCGCGAGCGACGAAAACGAGATGCGCATTGGTGCAGCGATGGCGCGCAGCTGGCCGTTGCGGTACGGCTCGAGGTTCGGGTTCGGGCGCTTGCTGTCGATCGACTGCACCGACTCGCCGGGCCGCAGATCGTCGAACACCATGCCGGGCTGAAAGCGCATCTTGCGCTGAGCTTCAGCGCCGAACTTATCGGCGTCGTACAGCGTCGGATCACCCTTGATGATGACGGCCGCCATGCTGGCGGCAATCTTGGCGGCGATGCGTTCGGACTCCTCGTAGTCCTTCAGGTCTTCGATGCGCGTGAACGTCGAGGCGAGGATGGAGATGCCGCGCACCTGTCCGATGCGGTCGATGGTGCGGACGTGGCGAATCAGGTCGGCGGAGACTCGCTTCGTCTCGGGGACGAAAACATCGGCGTCGCCTGGGTGCTGCTTGTAGACATGGAACGCGACCGCGCGGCCCCATGCGTTACGCTCGACGCCCTGCAGGATCCCGCGGACGCGGTCGTTCAGGTCCAGCGGCACCAGATCCGGCTCGAGCAACTCCAGCGAGAACGGGACATCCGATCCATGTTCCAAGTACGGCACGAAGCCACGCAGTTCCTGCGCGAAGGCCTCGCCGTCCCGCAACCATGTCCTGGCCAGCAGTCGCTGGACGCTCGGCCAGTCGTGCATCCAGGTGACTTCCGGACGCTTCGCCCACGCCTGGTACAGCGGCATGATCTGGTCGACGACCGACTCGACCACATTGCCGGCCGCATCACGCGGGGTCGGCACGATGTTGATACCGCTCGGTCCGATGATGTTCTGCACCAACGTGGACAGGCCGCCGCTGATGATGTCGTGGTTGCGATCGAGGTGACGCGCCTGGTTGCGCAGCGCCGTGCCGGTCATCGAGACGATGGCGTTGCCGCTGCCCATCTCGCGCGAATGCCGCCGCAGGTGCGTGACTTCCGCAGCCTCATACGCCTGGCGGTAGGCCAAGGCCCGGACGCGGCTCTGCGCGCGCGAGGCCGCCCAGCCCGGCGCGATCTGCAGCAGCGCCCGGTCGACCGCGGCGGCGAAGCGGTTGATACGCAGCGCGGCGGCGTTCATTGGTCGCCCCCGCTGAAATCGGCGATCGCGTAGCGAACGTCGCCGCCACGCGCCGCGAGCTGCTCCTGCGCCACGCGGCGCTCCCATTCGCGCCGGCCGTCGATGATTTCCGGCAGGTTGGCGCGGGTCAGCTGCCGGTCGCCTAGACGATAGGACAAGCCCTTGAGCACCGCCGTTTCAGCGGCGATGTAGGCAGCGAACATGTCGGTGGCAAGGCTCATGGATGAGTATCTTGCACATCCGAGTGCGCACGATCTCGGGGAAAGAGACGCACTTAGGGATGCCAAAAGCGTCAACTGCTGTTGACGTTGTGTAAACTATCGTTTACACTTTCCCCCATGTTCAGCGAACGCTTTCAACTCACGATCCAGGTCACCCGCCATGCGGCACAGCGCATGGTCGAACGCAACATGGACGAGGCTATGTTGCTCGACCTATTAGAGACCGGTGCCGTGAAGTACAAGGACGACGTCCGCCTGTGGATCTTCAAGTCCTACGAAGATCGCAATGACAACCTGCTGTGCGCGGCAGTCATTCTGGAAACCGCGCTGATCGTGAAGACCGTGATGCACCACTTCGATCCGGAGGCCTGAAGATGCGTACTACCTACGACGAAGACGACGACATCCTGACCATGCGCGTGAGCGATAAGCCGATCGTGCGCGAGGTATCGCAGGACTGGAACACCTGCATCAGCTACGCAGCCGACGGCAGCGTGGTCGAGGTGGTGATTCTGGAGGCACGCGCCCAGGGTGCCTGGCCGCTGAAGCAGGTGGCAGCGTGACGCGTGCGCAACCGGATATCCGCGCGCTGCTGGCCGCCGAGGCGGAACGCAGCAACATCGCCAAGCTGGCGCGCGATACCGGCCTGACACGCGCTGGGCTTTACAAGGCGCTTGCCGACGGAGCGCAGCCGCGCCTGGACACGCTGCAGCGCATTGCGCATGCAATGGGATATCGGATCGTGCTCGCACCTGTTCACGCCTCATCGAGCAACCGGTAGAGGGTCTGGCGGCTGACCCGGTACTTACGGCATAGCGCTCGTATCGACATCGTTTTGAAATCGGCGCGGATCTCCGCGACCGGATACGTCACTGACGACGGTATGTAGAGATCTGACGACGGGTATTCCTCCACCAGGTACGCCACCGCCGCGTCGAGGATGGGCCTGATCTGATCTGGATCAATGCGCAGGCGGAGGGCAGCGCCGATCGACAGCTCTTCGGAGAGCTGATTGATACGCGCCTTCCGGCGGGCCGTGTTGCGGCTCATAGCCGCCCGCTCCATCGAGTTGAACTGAAAGCGCTGCTTGTCGACTCACTTGTAACGGCGGCCGGGGCGCTGGCGGCGGGTGTTGCCGCAAGCACCGCGCCGCTCTCAACAGATCCACGCTGCGACTGATCATTCAGCCGCGCCGCGCGCGCATCCCAGTCGGCAACGCTGTGCCGATGCAATCGCAGCTCGTGATGGTGCGCGGCGGCATACGCGTACACGAACGTGTCGAGTGGTTCGTTGCGCGCGCTGCTGCGATTTTTTTCGAATCGGTTCTTGCGCGGATTAAAGGTCTCGCTGACCAGGCCGTCGAGATAGAAGTCGTCGAGATCCTCGGACAGATGGATCATGCGTGCTTCCGGCGCAGCATCCGCATCGGCCGACAGTCGCTGGAACAGCCAGTGTTTCGCGTTGACGGTGCCGACGTGGTAGATGTGCACACCCTTCTTGTCGAGCTTTCCGCGGAAGTTCACATCCTCGAGCTTCGGCCGACTGAGAATGGGCGCATTGTTCGGCACGGCACCGAAGATGCACATCGGTCGACGGACGCGGCGCGAGCGCACGTAATGCTTCACGTGTTCGGTGCGATGGCCGCCGGCATCGATGGCGACAGCTTCGACGCTGAGCGCGGCGCCGAGCTCGTGCGCGATCGGCCGCGCGAGCAGCTCGGTGAGCTTTGTCCACACCTCGTCTTCGCCTGGGTCGCCAGCGAGCTCGACGTAGTCCAGCACCCAGCCCGTCATGCCACGTCCCCAGCCGGCGATGGTGACGGCGAGGCGGTTGTCCTGGGTGTCGACGCCGGCGGTGCTGGCGAGCACGCCGCGCGGCGCCGTGCGCAGGCGGTACAGCTCACGGCGGTCGCGGATCAGATTGACTTTTACCTTACGCAGGGATGGGTCTTCCCAAGCCTCGGCCAGACGATCGTTGATGAACGTCTTGAGCTTCGCGGGATCGCCTTGTGCATCGATGAACATTCGAGCCAGATCGATCCAGCGCGGGCCGAGGCCCATCGGGTAGTACAGGCAGTTCGCTTGATAGCCGCGCGCCTTGCGATCGGGATGTGCAGGCACCCAACGACCGCGCGCAATGAGTTCGGTCTTCTGGTGTTCCTCGATGACGATGCCGCACTCGCGGCAGATGTACCAGCATCGCTGTCCGTCGACCGTCCAGTGCAAGCCGCTCCATTCGAATGGCTGCTCATGACCGCAATCCGGACAGGGCCAATGCCAGCGGCGCTGGTCGGATTTCTCCCACAGCGCCGTGAGACGGCACAGACCGAGGATTTCCGGTGTGCCTACCTTGAATCGCTTGTAGGTGCTGGGAAACGCCGACGTGCGGCCGTCGAGCATGGCGTCAGGATCGTCGCCGCTCTTGAGTGAGTTGGCGAAGCTGGAGAATTCGTCGACGAGCATCAGTCCGACCGATGTCGATTTCAACCGCACTGGATTGCCGGCGTGCTCGATGTAGAGCTGTCCGCCTTCGAAATCCTTGAAGGCGCGCCGGTTGCTGGATTCTCGGCTGGCGATGCTGGTCAGCACGCGCTGCACGGATGGCGTCTCATCGATCAGCGGATTGAGCTTCTGGTCGATCCACTTGTTCATGGACACTTCGCCCGGCAGCGCCACCATGATCGGCTGCGGGTTCTCTTCCATTGTGTAGCCGAGGATGTTGGTCTGGATCTCGCTCTTGCCGAACTGGATCGGAAACAGCGCGACGACGTCGTGCACCGGGCTGCGCGCGCTGAAGCAATCCATCACCTCGACCTGCAGGGGATTGCGCGAGTTGTCCCAGACGCCGGGAATGGCACTGCCCTTGCGTGAGAGGCGCCGCTTCGCTGCGGCCCATTCGCTGACGCGCATCGGCTTGCGCGGTGCGATCGCACGGGCGACGGCTCGCGCGATCTCGGTGCGGGCATGAGCGTAAGCGGCGCTCATGCCTCAGCCCTGCCGATGCTGGCGAACTTCGCTGCGAGCTCGCTGAGCGCCTGCTCGATGCCATCGCGCAGCTTGACGCGCACGACATCCTCGTCATCGGTGGCGGCGAGTTGCGGCGCCAGGACCGACGGCAGCACCTCCAGGCGGCTGCGCAGTTGCACCACCGAGTCGGCGACGGCGCTCAGCACCTCGTCCCTCGGCATCAGTCCGCCCAGCTCGACCTGCTCTTCGCGCAGCGCCTTGCGCGCCAGCGCTTCCTCACGCTCCGCCTGTGCTTTGGCGCGGCGGAGGGAGAGCGGGTCGGTCGGCGCCAGGGGAGTATCGGCATCGTCGGCGCCAGAGTCCGGCGGGTCATCCGCCAGTGCGGCCGGAACCTCGGTCTCACGCTCCGCGGCGTGGCGGGCACGCACGCCCACCTTGGCTGGATCGCGCGTGTCGGAAATAAGCTTCAGCGACTCGGCGACGCGCACGCGGCGGTTGTCTTCGGTCAGCACCAGCCGCCCGGCGTGCCGCAGCGCCGTGACGTAGCTCGGTTTGCACCCCAGCCGGTCGGCGAACTGCCGGAAGGCTTCCGTCTCCGGCAGGTCAGTCATACCAGACCTTCCCTTTCTGTTTTTTTCGAGTTTCGAATCTGGAGAGGACGCGCGCGCGCGCGACACGTCTGCGTGTGCGGCGTGTGCGGGTGCGTGTGTCGGCACGCTGGCGCGAGAACCCGCGCCACGCTTGGGGTGTGCGGCGTGTGCGGCGTGTGCGGGTGCGTCTCGTGCGTGCGCGCACGCGAGCCCGCGCCGTCGTGGAGCCTCGTGCGCGCGCACGAGGCGGGGGCAAAAATGCCCGCACACCCCGCACAATCCAGCAACGGCGCGGGTTCCAGCCGGCACATCATCCGGCACATGTGCCGGCACACCGCACAGGGAGGCATCAGAAGTCACCTCCCCAGCCATGGCTGTCGGTGTCCTGGCGCCGCTCCCCGCTCTTGTAGTCGGCGGCGCAGTTGCGCATGGCGGTAATCTGTTCGCCGAGCCACGTCGACTCGGCGACGCCTTCCGGTGCATACCGATCGAACATCAGCGTCGACAGCGGGTTTGTCACCTGGACGCCTTGCAGGTGCCGCTTGCGCTCACTCTTGATCGCGCGACGCCGGTAGAGCAGGTTCACGAATCGCTTCTGCTGCGCTGGCTTCACGCCCTGATTGGCGCACCAGTGGCAGTAGACGCGATACCAGTCCTCGGTGAGGCCCGGCATCGGGCGCATCGGCGGGATCTCGAGCGCCAGGAGCGCATCGACGAAATCCACCGGGCTGTCCTGAGCGAGCTTGATCAGATCGCTCCTGGCCTCGGTTTCGGGCGGCAACATGCCCGGATGGAAGTCACCCAGGTCGAGATGCAGCAGGTAGTGATGCAGCGCCGCTATGCCACCGTCCGCGAGCTCGGCCATCACGGCCTTGTAGTACTCGGGCTCCCGCTTCGGCGGCGTCCAGATCACGCAGTGGCGGCGATCGTCTTCCTCGAGCACGACCGGCATGGACTCGTTCGAGAGGAACACCAGGTTGAGGTGGTTCGCCTCGTCATAGGCGGCAATGTGCTTCGGATTGATGCGTATCCGCTGCCCAGTGACCAGGACCTTCAGCAGGTTTTTCTGTTCGTATCGGTGGGCTTGGGCGACGACCTCATCGGCGATCAGGAACAGCTTGCGGCTGGCCCAGTCGTTGTGCTTGTCGATCAGCGCGTTCTGATCCAGGATGCTGCCGTACTGGCCATAGATGGCCATTACCGCCTCGAAGACGAGATTCTTACCGGCCCCCTGGCCACCGTGCACGACGATGGTCGATTTCATCTTGGCGCCCGGGTGCTGGATCGGATATGCGCACCATCGCAGCACCCACTGATACAGCGCGCGACTGTTACGCTCTTCGCTGCATAGATACTGCAGCAGGTCGAGCACGCGATCGCACTTGCCGGCCTTCGGCTCCGTCGGCCAGCCGCCCCACAAGTTGCACGTCACGCTCGGATCGTCGCCGGCCGGATCGAAGCCAACCTCACTCGACCGCACGATGTCGCGATCGGCGTGTTCCATCCAGGCCTTGTGCAATTCCGGCCGGATGCAGGCGTTCTTCATGTCCGTCAGCGGCATGAGGCTGTGCTCTTGCCGATCGAACACTGCGCCGCCGCCACCGTAGATCAGCGAGTAGCGCTCGAGCAGCTCGTCGAGCGTCTGAATCGGTCGCAGCTTGCCACCCCGCCCCCCGGTATCGGTGGAGGAAACGGCGCGCAGTTTCGGTGGGGCCCAGCGCAACTCCGAGAGGCGGGATGTGATCTGCGCGCCGACGGCCGCGAGTCCCTCGACAGCCTGCAGATCGTTGAAGTCGTTGCGCTTGACTCCCTTCTCCAGGTACGCCGCGACGATGTCGTCGGCATTGGTGAAGATCGGCCGAAGCCATTCGCCGGCGACGGCCATCGCTGCGGCGCTCGCGTTCTGAACGCCGGCGTTCGTGTACTTGTGCGGCTTCCCGCAGACCGGACATTCGATCGGGTGCAGTGTCAGCGCGACGCGCGTCCGGCACTGCCGGTCCTGGCATTTTCCAAGGGTGTCGTCGTCGGCGCAGATCAGGATCTTCGCGCGCTTGTAGCGCTTACGCAGCGCCTCAGCGACCGGCAGCAGGTTGTTCGCATCGAAGGCGACTGCCACCGGATAGCCCGTTGCCGCGTGTATCGATGCCGCGGTGGCGTAGCCTTCTGCGACTAGGACGATCCAGTGCGGCTGATGGCCGATCAGATGGAAATGTCCCTTCTTCGCGAGCCCGGTCGGCCAGAACTCTTTCTCCGGTCGATCGCCCTCGCGGGCCTGGGCGGGTGTACGCACGAACTGCAGGCCGTGAATCTTGCCCGCCGTGTCGGTGAGAGGAATCACCGCGGTGTTGTTCTGCGTGTACTTCAGTCCGTAGCCGAGCACTCCCTTGTGCTGGAGGTACGGCGACTCACCCCCCGGCAATAGGCGCGCCCATGCCTTCGTCGCACGCGCCGACGCCGCGTCGGCTTCCTGCCTGCGTTGCAGCTCGGCCGCTTTCGCCGCCTCCGCCCACACGCGCCGCATCGCGTCCCGCTGCTCCTTTGTGATCCTGCCGGTATCGTCCTTCGGCAGCGCAACCTTCTGCGCACCGTTGTCGGCGCCGCGCCAGACACCGAACGATCCGACGATCAGCAAGCGATCGACGCTCGGCGACCATTCCTTGAGCAGGTACCAGCCGCGCTTCTCGCGACCGCCATCCTGGACACGCACACGCACTGGCCGATGCATACCGATGCGCAGCTGCTCGCCAGGGGGAATGATCAGGCCAGCATCGAGGAGCTGGCTCAGGACGTCATGGTAGTTGCTCGCGCGGGTCAATTTCAGTAACTCCAGGCCCCACTACCTACCCACCGAACGGGGTCCGAATTACCCGCATGGGCACCCCTCAAGGAGGACCCGTAGCCGGCTGATTCTGTGAAATGCGTCACAAAGTGAACTGCGTCACTAAATCGCGCCGCAAAATCGTTCCAACCCCAGGGGTGCGGGGAATCTGCAGGGCCTCGACCGCGCATCATTCGGCAACGCCCAGCCATTCACTACGCCGCCCCCACTGCTCGCGCATCTCGCGACGCAGATCTTCCGCCGCTTCGTGTCCACGTTTCGACGCGATGAGCTTCATCAACTGGTGGACACGCGCACGGTCGGTGTAGCCGTGCCGTAGCCAATCGCGAGCTTCACACTCGCGGCGTTTCTGCTCGCACATTGGGCCGGCCACTGAATCAACGTAGACGCGACAGCTCGTGCCAGTGGTGCAGTCATCGTGTGGACAGGCCTCGGGCAGCGCATCGATGTACGACTTCCACTGCGACCGATGCATGCGACCGAGTGCGCTCAGTGCCGGGCCGAGGCAACGCGACACGCTCATTGCTCTACCTCCGACTCTCGCGCCGCTGGCGCTAGCGGCGCATCGAGCAATTCCTCGCACAGTGCCTGCAACTCAGCCAAGGCCCGCCATGCACGCTGAGCGGCTTCATAGATAACAAGATCCTTCACTTCACTGCCTTGTCGCAGCGCCGCCTTGTAGCCCTCGAGGTCAACGGTATGGCGCAGGATGCAGTCGCCGTGGTCCATCGACTTGCCGCGCGAGTGATGCAGCGGCTGGCCTGGGTTGTGCTTGTCGTTGCCGTGCTTTGAGACGCGAGCCACCTGAGCGATCGCGGCCGGGAAGTAATTCAGGCAGCCGGAGAGTAGCGGGAAGCCCTTGCGCTCCTCGGAATTCGTCGGGAGCGTAGTTCGAGCGGGCTCACTCATCGCGGGAACATCTCCATTGCCCACCCGGCGCGTCGACCCATGTACGCTGTCTGTGCGTGATGCTCGCGGTCGTAGTGCAGATGGCATCGCTGGCACCAGGCGCGCAGATTCGAGGAATCGCAGTTTTCCGGCGTGTGATCGAGGTGCGCGACAGTGAGTACGATACGGATGATGCGCAGCGGCGCTACGTCATAGCCGACACACCAGGCGAGCGAGCCGGGCCTCGGCCATTCCAGGCGCAGTCCGCGCTCGCCCAGTGGCCGGCAGCGGCGCCACACGCCGTCATGATCTCGACCACCGAGCTCGCCGTGCCGCACGCGGCAATCAGGGAAGTCGGGCGAGCCTTCGCAGCGCCAGTCGGCCCGAGCCCTCACAGCGAGCGAGATCGCCGGCCAATTCTGTGGATAACGGGCGCGGTTTTCGGGGCGAATGGGCATCATTGATACCCTCCAAGCAGACAGAGCAGCCGGGCAGCGGCCCGTTCCCCTTCCACCCACCACACGCCATCGGCAACACAGGGAAACCCATGACCAGAAGTTTTCTGATCCAGCTCACGCCCAATGAGCTTGGCCACGTCTATCTCGTGTACGACACCCTCCACGAGAGAAAGCACATTTTCACTGCCGTCGGCGTGGGGCGCATCAAGCGCGGCGGGGCTCACGTCACGCAGGTGGCAGAGCACACGCTCGACGCGTTGACCGCGTACGCCCAGCGCCATGCAAGCGGACGGATACTTCAAGTCGAGGTTGCCACCGAAGCTGCCGCTAAGATTCGCGTCCGCAAGGCACTGGAAGCGGCCAACGACAAAGACGCAGTGTTCTTCGTCGCTCGCAGCCACCTGGTCTGTGACGCCGTCTTCTTCGCATTGAATGTGGATGCCACGCAGCCGCGCACGAGTCAGTGAGGTGAGCCGCTTCATCGCCGTTCTCCCTGCGCGGCGGCTGGTAATGAGACACCGCCAAGGCGTGGCGGCACGTCCCAATCCGCCAGCCGACACAGCCAAAGGAGCTGCTTGGTGCTGACGTAGGTTTTGAGCCCGTAGCGATTCGCAGCGATCATCATCTGCGCCGCAAACTCCTGGCTGCTCTCGTCGCGCGACTGGGACTGGGCATCGCCGCACAGTTGGCGGAACTCGCGATCATCCGAGAACCACTCTTCCGCTCTCGTTCTTACGGCTGACGCTACGTTCATCGTCGCCCGCCCTTCGTCGCCTGACCTGCCCCAGCATCCGCCAGCAGCGCCGCGATCTGCGGCATCAACACAGCGAGCTGATCGACGGCCGCTTGCTTGCGCGCATCGGCATCCCGCAGGAATCGCGCCATCAGCCAGTGCAGCGGCGTCAGATCACCTGTGGCGTCGACGATCTGCACCATGAGGTTCACGTCACAGCTGCGCGGATCGCCCTCGCTCGGATTGAGGCGGCGAGACAGCTCGGACTCCGACAGATCCAGGTCGGCGGCGAGCGACTTAATGCCACGCGAGTAATTCAGCGCCGTGTGATAGAGGCACTGGCGCAGCGTCGAGTACCGCTGCAGCAGACCGGGCTGCAGCTCGAGGGTGAGCTGGGTACCGGAAACTACCCGCATGATGTCTTTCCGGTAGTTTCCGGTACCGGGGCGGAGTCACCCGGCACAATGGCGCCATGAACGAAGACCCCGCATCTCCGCCCGAAGGCGCCGGCCAACCGGTAGGATTGGCGGCCCGACCCAACCCAACCACTACCGGAGACCGACATGAAATCGAAACTCGACTTGCGCGAGATCGATTCGAAGATCGCTGCGCTGGAAATCGCGCTGATCGCCTTCATGGAGCAGGTTCCCGATCCGGCGAAGCTGCTCCACACGCTGGATGCGATTCAACGCGATCCCAAGGTTTCGCGGTGGGCAGGAGTGTGCGAGCACCTGAACCGCTTCGCCCATGCGTTGGCCAGTCGAGTTGTTCCGGATACGCCTCCGCCAGATACGCATTGACCACGTCGGCCAGCCGCGGGGCCCCCGTAGTGGCCTGCCGCCGCTCCGGCCTGCTCGGCGCGTTGAGCCAATCGCGCAACGCGATGCGGAGGCGCTCGAGGAGGTCAGGCATTGGTTTCCTCCTGCGGCTGGCAGAACCACGGCGCAATATTCGTCAATACCAACGAACCCGGTGGGACCGCGCTGCTACCATCCCAATCGTCGACGATGCGAGCGCAGCCGAAGAGCTGCCGCAGCGTCTCGGCGTGCCTGCTTTTTCCAGCCCCTTGCGGGGCGCTTATGTAAACAGTTGGAGGCCTCCGGACCATGTCAACCAGTCTCCCCGCGGTATTTCGCTTGATCTTTCTTCCCTACGTACTCAAACGGCTGGAGGACGGCAGGTATGTCGTGTTGAACCGCAGGTACAAGCCGCTGGGACAAATCACGACCGAATTCGTGGACTACACGCCGCACGCGGTGCGACTGCAGGGCCTGACCGCCAAGAAGGCAGCGGCGATCAGTTACGAAGGCAGCAACGCACTGGACTCGATCTATCTCTACGCAGATGGCTGCGTACCTACGGGCAGCATCCAGGCCTGGACCGCCTACCAGAAGCGGTTGGCGGTGCTTGCACAGCTGAGGGTCGAGTAGCGCCATCAGCGCGCCTCCGCCGTGGCCGGTTCGGTGGACTTGCTCGTGCCGCGGAGGTACTGCCAGTCCACGTCAGGCCGAAGCTCTTCGCAGCTCACACGGCCGCCGCTCTCACGCTCAATAGCGATAGCCAGGGCCTCGCCACAAGGCTTGTAGCCATAGCTGATGTTCCTGATATGCCCGACGCTACTGCCGCAGCGAGCCGCGAAGGTAGAGCGGTCTTCGGCCTGTAGTCCCGCAAGGTAGGTTCTGAGATCCATGCATAAATATCACCATAAGGTGATATCGGAATCAACACCTTTCGGGGATTTCACCAAAAGGTGTACCGCGAGAGACAATTCCCGCATGGACATTCAGTCACTTAGGCGAGATCGACTTCGCGAGTGGATCAGAGACCACTATGACGGCAATGTCTCTCGTTACGCTGAGATCGTAGGAAAGAAACAGTCCCAGATTGCGGACATGCTCGATGAGCGGAAAAGTTTTGGCGAGAAAGTGGCCGGGGCGCTGGAAGGCAAGACGCCTGGCATGCCGTCCGGGTATCTACGCCATCCAGATTCCGGAACCACGCCAAAGTCGGGCTGGTCATTCCACTTTGCCCTCCGCTTTGAACAGGACAGATGGAACGCTCTACCGCCTGGGCAACGGCGGAAGCTCGAAGCGAAGTTTCTGGAGCTGATCGAACTATGCGAGGTCGAGCATCCAGCTTCCACAAAAAGTGGATCGCGGACAGGGAAACGTCGTGCGGCTGGATGACTACCGGAAGTGACGAATTGGGCGCAAAGCAGTGCCCGCGCCCGTTCGAGCTTATTCTACTCGCCATCTGGCGGTAGTGCAGGCCGGGCACGCGATACGCGCGACCAGCATCAAGGGAACGGTCTGATCACCCGATACCTGATGCTGCGGTTGTCGGCATCAAGCACCTCGATCTCGGCGCCCTTGTAGCCAATCGTTCGGGAGGCCGTCAGGTCGTACTCGACATCGTTGTTGAACGCCGGCCTGGCAAGATCGTTGCTGAACTCCCGGTACCCGATATTGATCTTGTTGCCCACGCGCCCACTGTAGATCAACGTCTGCTGAAAGCTTTGCGCCTGCGCAGACATGACGGTCTTGCGCTCATAGGTCGCCTGGTAACAGGTCTTGGCGCCCATGCCGGCAATCACGCACAACTCCCCTTGGGGACCACTCTTGGCGACTGCCAGAGCGCGCGGGGGATCGGTCAGAAAGCCATTGAAGGTAACGCTGCCATCCGATCCTGCTATAGCATAGAACCAGTATTTATTGTCGAAGCCGATCTGCTTGTACGTGCCGGCCGGGATCTTGAATGTGGCCTTATCCACCGCCTGAGTGACGGACAGCGCCTGCTCCTGGACGATTGCCCCCTTGCGCACCATATGGTCGCCCACTTGTGCGGTGACCATCCTGCCCACTTCTGGGTAATTAACCATCTCTGACCGAGTTTCGGCGCCGTTGTATTTCACGCTGGCGCAGCCAGCCATCAAGGCTAACAGTGCCACAAACGCGACTTCCCTAAGCGTTAATGTCTTCATCTGCTCTAATTCCATTGTTGGGGTAGGGCCATTGGCCAATGATCCTGCCGTCAGGCTCGCTCAAAAAAATAGCCGCAGCTGTTGCACTTCCAGACCTTTCGTTTTGAGTAACCGAGACCGAGCGATCCAGCCATTAGTACAACGCCGAAAATTGTACCTATCGGCACGATGAACAAAAGCGCCAAACCCACGAAAAACAACAACACACCAAGTAGTTGCAGCCCAAGACTCTTCTCGGCCTTACTGGTCTTCCGCATCGCGCCACCGCACTGTTGGCATTTCACATCGGCGTTCATTGCCTCCCCTGTGCCTAACTACAAGCAGGCCGTACCACTCTGAATAGGTAGCGCGGACGATAGCGGCAAGCCTTGGTTTATCTCGCTCACCGCTTTCACAGTTCAAATCCTCAACACCGGGAAAGGCGTCACATTTTTTGTCTTCGCATCACCATATCACCGTTTGGTGTTGACTGTTATCACCGTACGGTGATACGTTGGCCACATGGACACCAGCCTCCCCACCGCAACCACCCTCACGACGG